AGTAAAACTATTAATAAACGGTCTAAAAGAAAACCGAATATGTACAAACGAATACAACAGAATTGGTCAACCATCTACCTCGCCTTCCTTTGTCTGCATCCAGCACCCAGAGGCCAACTTCACGCTCTCAAGTATCAACAAAAGATGATATCGAGGGCGAGATCGGGTATAAAGTCGTCAGTAATCAAGAAGCTTTCGCTTCCAGATTACGAAACCCCACACTTCCGAAAGTGTAGGACATGGATTAAAAATCTCATGCGCTTTATAAGCCAATGGGTTAGAGAGAAGGAATTTGCAAAAACCTTCAGCACGCGGATGCGACACAAAGCCTTGATGCAGAAGCAAGATCTAGAAAGGAGGAAGGCATTGTTTATCGGATCTACATTCTCTCGGGCTAGTCGTCGATATACTCCAACTAAGGAGGAAATCAATGACGCCGTGAGAGAAGCAGAAGAACGATTAACAAGTCCTAAACCCCTAATAGATCGAACGCTGTTACAAGAATTTGAAGCCTGGGCAACAGAAACGTTGAAAAGACTCCAAACGAAGAGCAAGATAGACACGATAATAAATAAGGTGCCTTCAAAAAGAGCTTGTTATGAAAACAAGCTTTCTGAAGGAGGAAGCCAAAGGGCATTCCTAGATCAACCTCCCTTATTATCAGACTTGGAAGTCAAAGAATCATCGGATGATGAACGTATAGAATGGGACCCAGACACAATAGACTTGTGGGATAAATACAGAACAGGGATGTGCAAACTTACACCCATTGTAGAAAATGGGAAAATAAGAGTTGCATCAATCCATCTGTGTGTACATACCCACTATAGTCGATTGGTCACAGGCTACCTAATTAAATTATTAAAACTATACGGCCCCACCTCAGCGAAACTTCGTAACAAGCCGATTAACCTAAAAACCTTAGATGGAACTGCAAAACTATTTAGCTTCGATATGAAGAAAGCTACTGACTACATGTCAATACAACTTACAAAGACATGGTCGGAAGTCCTATTGCCATTAATTGAACGCTTCTTTAATGAAGACGGTCAAACGGCAATAATGGTCTCCCTCGAATCTCAGCTTTTGGATACGAGAAAAGGACAGAAACCAACAACAACAGGGGCCTTTATGGGCCTCGGTCTATGTTGGCCTTTAATCTGTCTAATTCTCTCATTCTCAGCTGAGAAAGTCGGTCTTTCATCGAAAGCTTACCACGTACACGGAGATGACCTTGTAGGGTTCTTCAATGATACTCAAAGAAGAGCCTTCATAAGGATCATCCGAGCCTTTGGGCTCCATCCAAATGAGGAGAAATCACATTTCTCCAGATTTGGTGCTGTGTTTTGTGAACAGCTTGTAGTTCCAACAAAGGTTAAATTCCGCAAGATCAAACTTAAGTTCGTTTCTAAGAAACAACCCTATAAGAGCTCCTTCGTCACCTACCACCCAACCACTGAAAATAAGAACGGATTGTTTAGTGCAAAATCACTAGACCTCGTTCGCATTTCCCAGGCTACCAATTATAAAATTAGTAGGTCTGAGGCTTCATGGACGGCGGTGGACCAGATGGTGATAAAGCTAAGAAGCAAGCT